GAAAACTTTGTTAGGAGGTTAATATGGGTTCAGTAGCACCAAAAGTTACATCTTTATTTGGAGGAAGTTCAACATCAGCTCCATCACCTGCTCCAGTAGCCGCTGCACCAACTGCTGCAGTAGTATCACAATCGGCTGCAACAGATATGGATGCTTCAGGAATTAAAAGAAGAAGACGTGGTAGATCTCCAACTATATTAACTGGAGCTGCAGGCGTTCAAGAAGGTGCAACTTTAGGCACACCAACATTACTAGGATAATAAATGGGTGAAACCGATTTAGTAAAAGATCTCTTAAAGAGATTTGGAAAATTAGTAACACAACGTCAAACGTGGGAATCGCATTGGCAAGAAGTATCAGATTACATGATGCCAAGAAAAGCAGATGTAACTAAAAGAAGATCACCAGGCGATAAAAGATCTGAGTTAATATTTGATTCATCACCATTACATGCTGTTGAATTATTATCAGCATCTCTACATGGTATGCTTACTAACCCTGCAACACCTTGGTTCTCATTAAAATTTAAAAATATAGAATTAGTAGATGAAGATGCGGCAAAGGAATGGTTAGAAGATTCAACAGAGAAAATGTATGAAGCATTTAACAGATCTAATTTCCAACAAGAAATATTTGAACTATATCACGATCTAATTACTTTCGGTACAGCAGCAATGTATATTGAAGATGATGAAGAAGATATTGTTAGATTTTCTACAAGACACATTGGTGAAGTTTACATATCAGAAAACAATAAAGGAAAAGTAGATACAGTATTTAGAAAATTTAAATTAACAGCTCGTGCATGTATAATGCAATTTGGCGAAAAGAATGTTTCTAAAACAACTAGAGGTATTGCATTAAAAGATCCTTATGAAGAAATTACAATTCTTCACGTTGTATATCCAAGAGAGAATTACGATCCTAGAAAAAAAGATAACAAGAATATGCCATTTGCATCTTGTTATATTGAACCAGAAAGCAAACACGAAATATCTCAATCAGGATTTAATGAGTTCCCTTATGTAGTACCACGTTATTTAAAAGCATCATTTGAAATTTATGGAAGATCACCTGCAATGACTGCATTGCCAGATGTAAAGATGTTAAATGAAATGTCTAAGACGACAATCAAAGCAGCTCAGAAACAAGTTGATCCTCCTTTATTAGTTCCTGACGATGGATTTATTTTACCAGTAAGAACAGTACCAGGTGGTTTAAATTTCTACAGAGCAGGAACTAGAGATAGAATTGAACCATTAAACATTGGTGCAAATAATCCATTAGGTTTAAACATGGAAGAGCAAAGAAGAAATGCTATTAGAGATACGTTTTATGTAAATCAATTAATGATGCAATCTGGTCCACAAATGACTGCAACAGAAGTTGTACAACGTAACGAAGAGAAGATGAGATTACTTGGTCCAGTTCTTGGAAGATTACAATCAGAATTATTAAGACCATTAATTGATAGAACTTTTGCAATATTACTTAGAAAGAAATTATTTAAACCAGCACCAGATTTTTTATCAGGTGTAGATATTCAAATTGAATATGTATCACCACTTGCTAAAGCACAAAGATCTTCTGAACTACAATCTATTATGAGAGCAATAGAAATATTTGGATCACTTGCACAAGTATCTCCAGTATTTGATCATATTAATATTGATAATTTAGTAACACACTTAGCTGACATCGTTGGTGTTCCTGCTAAAGTATTAAACTCTAAATCAGAAGTTAATGCGATTAGACAACAGAAACAACAACAACAAGATCAACAAATGCAAATGCAACAAATGCAACAAATTGCACAAGCTGGTGGAGCTGTAGCACCACTTGCCAAGGCATTACCTGAGGAGGCTAGAGCTTTAGTAGCACCACAAGAATAACAAACGAAAGGAAAATAAATGGAAGAACAAATAAATAAATTAAAAGAATATTATAAAATGGTTTTTGAATCTGATGATGGCAAGATTGTCATGGCAGATTTAGAAAAGAGATGCCACTATAATGTTACCACCAACATAAGAGGTGATAGCCATGAAAGTGCATATATGGAGGGACAACGCAGCGTTCTTCTATTTATTAAAAACATGCTGCTAAATGATAAACTAAAAGGAAAATAAAATGTTAGAACAAGTACAGACAACTGAGGGAACTCAGCCTGTTACAAGTGCAACAACACAAAGTACACAGGAAACATCACAACCAATACTAAGCTCAACACAACAACCAACTCAACCATCTTCTGGTAAGACTTGGAAAGAAGCGATCTCTGAAGAGTATAGATCAAATCCAAACATAGAAAAATTTACTGAACTAGATGCGTTAGCTAAAAGCTACATCAATGCAGTATCTATGATTGGAACTGATAAGATTCCTCTACCAGGAAAGTCTGCTACAGATGAACAGTGGAATGAAGTTTATAATAAATTAGGCAGACCAGAAACTGCTGATAATTATAAATTAGAATTTAAAACTGATGTTGCTCCTGTTGATGAAAAAGTAATCAAAGGCTTCGCACAAAATGCTCACAAGCTAGGTTTAAATAATAAACAAGCTCAAGGCATATTAGAGTTTTATAAATCAACATTAGAAGGCTCAGCAAAAGAAATGTCAGTGAATATGGAAACTGCACAAGCTGAAGCTACTAATGCTTTAAGATCAGAATGGGGAAGAGCATACGATGACAACTTGAGAAAAGCTGCAAATGTTGCTCAAACTTATTTAGAACCAGAACTTCTTGATACTCAATTAAGAGATGGATCTAGATTAGGTGATAATCCAAAGATCATTAAAGCATTTGCTAATATTGCTAATCTATTATCTGAAGATAAAATTATCGGTACAGAATCTGATAATATACTTCAAGGTAGAGAAGTTGAAAAAGAAATAGAAGAATTAACATCTGATAGACAAGGTGCTTATTGGAATAAAATGCACCCTAATCACAATAAAGTGGTTAATCAGGTATTAGCTTTACGTGAGATGTTAAGCCAATAATAATCTTATTGCATTCAAATACAAAATACTATATTGCGATTTCTAGGGAGATTTTTAATTAAATCTTCTTAGAAATTGTAAGACAATTCTATTAGAACCTTACATGCCTGTTGGAAAGACAACCGACTAACAGTCGTTAAATGCAAGATTGCCTATCTATAAGGTGGGGAACTTTCTGAAACTAAACTTAAACTTAACTTAACAAAAGGAAATGACAATATGTCAAATCAAATAACAACTGCTTTTGTACAGCAGTACAGTTCAAACGTACAAATGCTATCTCAACAAATGGGATCGTATTTAAGAGGAGCTGTGGATGTTGAGTCAGTAGTAGGAAAGAATGCTTTCTTTGATCAAGTTGGTAAAACAACTGCTCAGTTGAGAACATCTCGTCATGCTGACACTCCACAATTAGATACACCACACTCAAGAAGAAGAGTAAGTCTTGCAGACTACGAGTGGGCTGATCTAATAGACAATGCAGATAAAGTTAGATTATTAATTGATCCAACTTCTTCTTATGCAAAAGCTGCGGCTGCTGCTATGGGAAGAGCTATGGATGATGTAGTAATCACAGCTTTAGGCGGAACAGCATTTTCAGGTGAAACTGGATCTACTTCTGTATCGCTTCCATCTGGTCAAAAACCATATACTGCATCACAAACTGATGGTTTAACAATTGCTAAACTATTAGAAGCTAAAAAAATCTTAGATTTAAATGATGTTGATCCATCTATACAAAGATATATTGTATGTGGACCAAAACAAATCTCTGATTTATTAGGCACAACGCAAATCACATCTGCTGATTTCAATACAGTTAAAGCACTAGCACAGGGACAATTAGACTCTTTCCTAGGTTTTAAATTTATTGTTAGCAATAGATTAAAATTTGACGCAACTAACACTGACGACAGACTATGTTACGCCTTCACACAAGACGCTATTAAATTAGCGGTTGGTCAAGATGTTCTAGCTAGAATTGACGAGAGAGCTGACAAATCGTACAGCACTCAAGTTTATTACGCTATGAGCATTGGTGCAACTAGAATGGAAGAAGAAAAAGTTGTCGAAATAGCTTGCGACGAATAATTAACAATAGGAGAATAAAAATATGGCAAACGTAAATACAGACATAGTAACTAATTTTGTTACTGTTCCTCAAGTATTAAACTCTGCACAACAATTACATGGTGTGAAAAGAGTTGCTCAAGGAACGATAGCTTTGGCTGCTGGCGATTTAAGTGCTTCAGACACAGTTATGCTAGCTCCTATACCAAGCAATGCGAGCATTACTTCAATCAAATTATTTAACGATGATTTAGATTCTAGTACTGTTATCACTGCTGATGTTGGCTTATACAAACAGGATTTATCTGTTGTAGATGCTGACGCTTACGCTTCTGCGATTACAGACTTAAGAGCTGCTGTAAAAACAGGAACTGAAGTTGCTTTTGAAGCTAGAGATATAAACAAAATGGGACAAAAAGTTTGGCAAGATGCTGGACTTTCTTCTGATCCTGCTTTAACTTACTTCGTAGGAATTGGTTTTCCTGCGGCTGGAGATACTGCTGGTGATTTAAGTTTCATTATTGAATACACAGTTAGCTAATAACTAACTTAAAATAGTGGGGAGTAAAATCCCCACTATTCATCAATGAAAAAAACCAACGAAATAAAAACCATTTTACATTTACAAAATAAAGATTATATCTATCGCTATGTTCTAGTTGATAGATTTAAACATACATCAACTGCACATCATG